GTTGCTCAAATTGCTCTCATTTCTATTTGGCAAAGTTTAGATAAATATAAAGGCGGTTGTAAATTTTCAACTTGGATTCACAGAATTGCATTGAACAGATGCACAGATTTTTACAGAAAGAAAAAGCGACAAGCAATTTATATCGATGACGATTTTGCAAACCTTGAAAATGTGAGCGTAGAAATGCCGAATTTATTTGAATATGAGTTAGATTCTATTCCATCAACAATTATTAATGTCGAAGATAAAAAAATATTACAACTGTTTATTGAGAATAGAGATTTTGAATTTTGTTCTACTAAATTAGGAATAAGTGAATTAGATTTGAAAAGAAAGTTGAATCATATCAAAAATAAAACTCTTTTAGGTGAAAAAACACTGCTTCAATTGCGTCAAAGTATTAGAGAAAGTTTGGAAGGGGAGACACCAAAATTTCCTATACCAGATGAAGCAGATCGTGGTGGAAAACCTTTGTATTGGAGGAATGATGAAAAACGGATATAGAGATTCGCTTGGAAGGTTTGTTAAGGGTAATCCTATTAGTGGAAGACCTTCTAAATATTCAGAAGCTCTTGCTAAAGAATTTGTAGAAAGAATCAAATTTCGCACAACTCTTGCAGTTTGTGAAGACGATTCTGATATGCCCGTTCGCAGTACGATAATTTTATGGATGTCTAAATATCCCCAATTTCGCTCACAAGTGGACGATACGAGAGCAATTTACGCTGAGAATCTTCTTGAAGAAGCTCAAAAGGCTGTAGAATCAACAACTAAGGAAGATGTTCAAGTCGCTGCCTTAAAGTTGAAGAGTGCAACTTGGAGAGCAGAACGAGTGTTAAATCGTCGTTATGGTTCCACGACAAAAATCGTAGGCGCTCAAGATGGCGAAGCACCAGTTACTTTAGTAATTAAACATATCGGTAGTTCAGAATGCCAACAATAGAATTATTACCAAATCAAACATTACTTTATAATGAACTAAAAAATGGTCACCATTCTGTCATTGGTGTAGGTGGTGGTAGAGGTTCAAGTAAAAGTTCCGCTGCTGATCGCTGTATATTAAGTCTGATGGCTGAACTTCCAAATATAAGTATTTGTTTGGTAATGAGAACTTGGGTTGCTCAAGTTGTTCCGTTTCATATTGAACCATTAAAATCAAGTTTTCCTTGGGTTGCAAAAGATTTAAAAACTTCACCTCCTGCTGTTCTCAGAATTGGTTCAAGTCATTGTGAATTTAAGTATGCACAAAACTATGATCAAGTTGAAGAAGCATTTAGATCAGGTAACTATAATTTAATATTCATTGATCAGGCTGAACAATTTACTTTAAGAGAAATTAATGAAATTCGTAAGTCTTGCCGATCTGCAAATCCTAAATTCCCTTTGGCAAAAATAGTATTGCTTTTTAATATGCGCGGTTCTGGTATTCAGGACTTGAAGAAAATGTTTGTCACTAAAGAAATTGGTGATCCAAACGATTATATATTCTTCAAGTTTGATCCGTGGTCTAATTATGTTTGGGTTCACGGTTCGTTGGACAAAGATGGTTATACAATAGAAGATTACTATAGATGGACTGATGAACAAAGAAAAGAATATGCTGCGAGGAATGGTCCTTACACTAAACAACTTGCGAATGACGATCCTGTAATTAGTAAAGCAGATTGGGATGGAAGTTGGGACAGCGTTGAAGGTGCTTACTTTGGAAATTCATTCAACTTAGAGTCCACAAGACTCAATCCTTCAATTGTTGAATCAATGAAAAAACCGTGGGCTAATTCTTGGATCGGTGGAGATTGGGGAAAGTCACACTATACCGCTGTTATTTGGAACTATCGTATCGCTCTCTCACCTTCCGAAGCAAATAAATATTTAGGTTGGGAAAACTTAACTAAACCAATTAATGTAATTGTTACATACCGTGAAATGATTGTTAACGATAGAACATCTACAGAAATTGGTAGGTTAATAGTTGAATGCACTCCGACGGCTGAAAGACCATTGATTCACGCTTTCTATCTTTCTCCTGAATGTGTCACTGATGATCCGAATAGTGTAGGTTCTCAGATTGGTAAAGAAACAAGACCAATGGGTATGCCTTATCCGATAAAAGCAGACAATGATCGTAAAGGCGGTTACACTTTAATGGACAAACTTTTGAAAGCGTCTAAGTATAGAGGGATTGATCCCGAAGGTATTCAATATGACGACTGTTGGCTGATCAGTAGTGAATGTCCTCAACTGTTAGCAAGTATTCCAATTTTGATGCGTGATCCAAAAGATTTAGATAATGTTTTAAAAACAGATTTAAGTTCTACTAAAATTGAACAAGATATTTCCGAAGCAGCGAGATATTCTTTAAAAAGTATGTTAGCGCCAAGAAAGAAAACTGAGCAAGACAAATTTAATATAGCAATGAATGAAGCAACACCTGTTGAAAGAATGCAGTTGGCTTGGCAACATGCAAACAAAAAGAAATCAAAAACTCAATATTTCCCACCGAGCTGGAGTGGGAATCTTAAAAGATAAATAACTATAAGGAGACTAAAAATGAATCAATTAAACGAACTTAAGAGACAGGAGATGTTAGAAGGTCTACACAATCTTAGTAGAGAATTAAATAAAATTTTGGTAGAACTTGATATGCCATATATCATAAGTTATACACCTGAATGGTATAAAGAAGTTCAAAATTTAAAAGCCAATGGTGATCCAAAATATAAACAAATTTTAACAGACCATGGATATAAAGGCTTTGATTTCGATGACAATCTTTATATTCAAGAACTTTAAAGGATATTTAAGATGCTTGAAATGAAATGGTATGAACAGTTGTTTAGATTTTTATTTCCACTTCGTTTTCATTTAATAGACGAAGTGGAATATCTTAAAAGTCAACTTGCGACGCAGACACGGAGAAATGATGTTCTATTAGAACAGTTGTTGAATTATAAAGCAAAAGAAATAATGGAAAAGAAACCGTTACCTCGACCTATTAAAGCACCAATTGACCCGGCTGATTTGCAAGGGATGGGTTTTAAAGCATATGAAGACCGTAAACGTGCTATAATATTAAGAAGGGAGCAGGAAAATGCCACAAAAGCCGTTTAACGGAAAAATTTATTGTATTACAAATTTGTTCAATGGAAAATATTATATTGGTCAAACTATTCAAGGCTTGAATCAAAGATATAACCGTCATTGCCGCGCCAATACTAACTTACATTTAAAAAGTGCAATAAAAAAATATGGAAGAAAAAATTTTGTTATTGAACCTTTGGTTGAAAATATACAAACACAAGAAGACCTAGATAATCTTGAACGCCTGTGGATTTTATCAACTCGTTCATATGACAGAAAAGTAGGTTATAATATTGAATTAGGTGGTAAAGGACGAGGTAAAGTGTCTGATGAATCAAAAGCAAAAATAAGTGCTTTTAATAAAGGCAAAATCCTTTCACCAGAAACGCGAGCAAAAATGAGTGCTTCTATGAAAGGCAAAACTCATTCACCAGAAACACGAAAAAAAATAAGTGATTCTAAGAAAGGAAAGAATAAAGGCAAAATACCTTCACCAGAAACACGAGCAAAAATAAGTGCTTCTGGTAAAGGTAGGTTCTGCTCTCCAGAAACACGAAAAAAAATAAGTGCTTCTAATAAAGGCAAAAACAAAGGCAAAATCCTTTCACCAGAAACAAGAGCAAAAATGAGTGCTTCTCAAAAAGCACGATACAAGGAGTAACAAATGCAAAAAACACAATTAATTAGAGGTGCTATGGGGATGGTCCTACCACCCTCTGACCCTGCACAAGCATCTAAACCTGTAGCACAAGCCGAACCAACAGAAACCAAATCTCCTATTACATCGGACCCAGAAGCGATGGATGCATTGTCTACATTGAAACGCAAAGGATATGACGCTGAAGAGATTGAACAAGCAATGAATGAAGGCGAAACTGCACCACAAGAATCAAAAGAAGAAGATTTTGGCGTCAAAGCCGGACTTAGAAATAAAATGTCGAGTTTGATGTCCAAATAGGTGGTTTGAAATGGCTGATGAAACTGTAGTAACAAATAAAGAAACTTCTGATGAAACTCCTGCACCCGGTACTTTGTCATCAGTTATTGTCACTCAATCAAAAGTTTGGAAACCGGAAGACTTCGAGTTTGATCCAACAATTAAAGAAACGATTAAATCATTAGTAACTAATTATGCAAATACAGATGAAGCATCTCGTAGATTTTCCGTCTTAGATTGCTGGGAATCGCGGCACTATGATCGAGGCTGGCAATTTTTGGAAGAAGGGAATGGTGGTGGGTGGCAGTTCGCAGCAACTAATCCTTCTAATCCTAAAAGCAATGGTGTGAAGGAAATGAATGACGCTGGATTATATGCAACAAATATATATTCAGCGCAAGGCGATATTTTGACATCAGCCCTTTGCCGTGGTCAAATCAAAGTAAATTTTACACCGTGTAAAAATAAGTCACCCGAAGATGTAGCATATTCTGACGCTGCAAACTCTTACAAATATATTTGGGAGAAATTCAATAAATCACCTGAACTTCAAAGGGAAACCGTTGGCATTGCTTGGACTGATCCTCGTGCAATTATGTGGACTCGATCCGTTGCAGATATTAAAAATGGGACAAATGAAGAAGGCGATATTAAAGTAGTTGAGAAGACAACAGTTCATGGACTATTAGAAAGCAAATTGCCAATGACAGCAGATAATCTTGAAAATTGTGGTTATGCTCAAATATTTGAAGAATTAGATTATGCAGTCGGAAGAGCAACTTATCCTTGGATGAAAAAGAGCATCAAGCCGTCAATGGGTTCTGCTGGTGAATTAGAGTTTGAAAGAATTGCTCGTATTAATACAAGAATTGGTTTAGTTGGCAACCAATTACTTGGAACAAGCGGTCTTCGTGAAGTTACAATGGCTTATACTTGGAATCGACCGGGAACATTTTATGATGATAAAGTCACAGATAATCATCGTGAGTTTCTAATTCAAAATTTTCCGAAAGGTTTATTTGTAATTATGGCTGGAACAGAATTTGTTTGTTGTTGGGAAGATTCAATGGACGATCACTTATCATTGGGTATGTTTACTCGTGGATTTGGTCAAGCAAGACGCTCTCTCGGAAGTTCAGATATTTCACTTCAAAAACGAATCAATATATGGGCTGATCTTTGGGATAAATTTGTTCGCGGTTCTATTGGTATGGTTCTTCTTGAACAGCAAGCATTTAATGCTGAAGAGATTAATAAATTAGAGGCATCTACGACACGATTCCTTGAAGTTGCAGTTCCAGAAGGAATGGAGATGCAACAATTGGTAGGAATTACTCCATCTCCTCAACCAATTCAAGGTTTACCTGAAATGTTTCAATGGTATCTTGGTCCATTAATTCAATCTATTGATGGCGGAACACCTGCATTATTTGGTGGTGGTGAAGGCGCTGATAATACAGTCGGAGCAACTCAAATTAGATTTCAACAAGCATTGGAAAGAATTGGAACTCCCTGGCTTGTAACGAATCAAATGTTTGCAACAGCGATTAAACAAGCAGTTAAATGTTGCGCGGAAAATGGTAATACAGAATTAAATGCAAATATAAACAATAATTACGTCTCGGTTAATCCAATTGATTTGAAATCTAATTCAAGTGGAGAATGTGAATGCATTGCTGAAACTTTAACTATGATTCCAGAATCTGGAGCACAAAGAGAAGCCAAAGTATTGCAGATTCTTACTATGGCAGGTCAAGACCCTCAAATTGCGAATCTTATTTCGTCCGCGTCTAATGCGCGTGAAATTGTTAAAGCATTGCACATTGATGATGTAATTACTATAAATGAAGCCGATGCGGAAGATGGATGTTTAGAAGATATAGATTTATTACTTGAATCCGCTCCAATCATAAATCCTGAGTGGCAAGAACTCAATGATCAAATTGAACAAATGACCGGCGAACACGAAGAGGCAAAATCACAAGCATCTCTATTGGCACAAACTGGTCCAGTTGATCCTTCCATTGTT